ACTAGGAATATTTGATGTTCCTAATGTTTTTCCAACTTTGTATGGTTCAACAATAAATGATTGTTCTTTAAATTCAATTGGATTTCTATAATTTTTGTAATATTTCGTAATTCTTTCATCCATTCGTAAATAATCATAAACTTTAATTGGAATGATTGTTCCTTTCTTAACAACATTATTTTTCTTTCTTTTCATTTCCAAATATTCTGAAGCATTTTGATAAACGTATTCTTCCGTCATTTCTTTGACTCTGAAAAGTTTTTCTTTCTTCATAATTCCATTAACATTAAATTTATGATACTCAACAATATAAGTTCTGGATGTATCATCGTAAAATATTTCTCCATTATAAATTGATTTTAATGCTAATCTATGATTGGCATTGACAACATATGTTGAATTATCTGATAATTGAATTTCATACATATCTTGTGTTCCATTGAATAATCCTCCAACTCTTCTTGGGGTAGAATCATCCCCCATTAATAAATCTCCAATTTTCACATCTTTGGCGCATTTCAATTCTCCATTATGCATTAATATTTTTGTATCAGCACTATGACAACCTGAACCTGTCCAAAAGACGAAATATTGATCAACAATATCTCCGTAGATATAACTAGCAACTAATTTCAATAAGAAATTTCTAATTTGACCATTCGGACATAATTTTGAAAAATAATCTTCCAATTCTCCAAATATTTCTTCATTACCTCTAAAATTTTTAAAATCATATCCTGTTGTTAATGAAACATAATCATCTGGAATTCCTGATCTGAAATTTCCATTTCCTAAATCATATATTCCATTATTAAAACCAATATAATCTGGATTACTATCTAATTTTTCTAAAAATGTTGTATCAATAAATTTGTATGAACATTCTGTCATAACACTATTTAAAAATGCTGTATCTTTTAGATGATTGTGTAATTTATATAATTTATCAAATTTCTTTTGCATTAGTTCTGCCTTTGATGTATCATCTTTTTTATAAATACTTGATTCCTTTAGATAAAATTGTGCTCTATCTAAAATCTTATCTGCTACCTTATCAATAATTTCCATTCTTAATGTGTATGCTCCATCAACTGGAACCCATCTATTTCCTTGATATTCATACCAACATTTATGTTTTGAATCAATTTCTGTACATTTGAAACGATATTGATAAAGTTCATGTAATACTTTAACTACATCAGTTGAATGTCCTTCTTCTGCTGCACTCAATCTTTGATCCATGCTCTCCCAAAGAATTTTTTGATATTCTACAGGATTGTCTTCCTGTGCCCACCAATGTAATGAACCGATTGTATAATTATTTGGTTTCGCATTTTTCCATTCTTTCATGCATCCAAATCTGTCATATCCGTGTTTGGCTTTCTTAGAAAATTCATCAAAAGCGTCAAATAATGATTCATCAATATTGTGTAAAGCCCAACAGACATAGATCCAACTATTTCTATCTTGTGCTCTTTCATCAGATAAAATAGCTATTAATTTACGAACTATTTCTAATTCTTTTTCTTTATCAGTCGAATTGTTCTTTTTCGATTTTTGACTTCTTTCTAGTCTTTCAATTTCTTGTAATCTTTTCTTTTTCTCATCATCATATTTTTCATATGTTTCTCTCTCAACATCTTTTTTTTCTTCAATAGTTTCTAATTTATCATCTTTATTAATATATTTTCTGATGCTGAATCTTTCTACTAATTCTGACATTGGAAAACTTTCAATTGGTTCTTCTGTCATATCATAATGATAAATATGTGTCAACTGATACGGATTACTGTATGGTTTCTCTAATGTTTTTCTCGATCCATATAACATCCATGCATTTCTCGCAATAGTTGAAACATCAAGAATTTCATTATATGAATTTGTGAATGGTATATCTTTAAAAAGTGCATTCGCAACTACTTCTTCTTTTAATTTATCATATATCAAAAACTTTTGTGCTTTTGTTAATGGTAAATCGTAACAAATATGAAATCCATCTTTTACAGATTTTACAATTTGAACACTTTCATCCAGTTCTTCATTATACTTTTCATATTTCTTACTTGGTTTATCTTTCTCAGTTACATAAGCAACAATGTCTTCTTGTTCTACAACAATATTTTCATAAATTGTTTTGTTAATTATTTTTACAAGTTCCTGAATTGTTTTAAGTGTATAACCTCTGCCATTATGTTCTTCATCACAATTTTTTATTTCAAAATTCTCATCTTGAAATTTAAAATCATAATCTGTCATTAATGGACTTATTGATAAATTGTTTTGAACTTCAGCAATATTTGATACAACACCAACCTCGCACGCACTTGAATATAATTTCATAAATTTTTTATAATCAGCTTTTGAAGAAATATTTATTTTTCCCTTTCCGTTAATTATCTCACCAACACGTAAATGTGTGGCATCATCTTTATTTATGGTTTCGTGTTCAGTTAAAAACTGACACAAATTTTTATATTCCCTCGTTTGATACGGATTTATATATTTATTACTTTCCATGTCATTATAACTCATAGTTATCAATAGTATAATATAATGACAATATTTTAGTATTTAAATATTAATTTTTCATTTTTTTCAAATTGAAAACTGTTCAACTTTTTCGGTATCCCATATTATATCTTTATAAAAATGTGCGTTTATTTTGTTTCATCAACAGATGTTCTTTTTTCACAACATAAAAAAATGAAAAATTAATATATAAAAATATACGATATAAAATATATATCAAATGTCTAATATTATGGAAGGAGGTGTTGAAAAAATTCATTCAGCTTATTTCTGTTCTGAATGTGGAAATTTATATGATATAACGAATAAAGCTCCTGAAGAGGCTTCAAGTTTAACAACATCTGAAACATCTTCTAAAAACAAAACAACGAAGAAAATTTATTTCGTTTGTACAACATGTGGAAATTCGGAAATTGTTAAACCAAAAACTTTGATTTTAAGTAAAAAATCACACGAACTCTCGAAAGAATATTATGGTCATTATAATAAAAATGAAAACATCGTTAATGTTCCAACATTACCTCATACCCGTGATTATATCTGTCCAAATCCAACATGTCAAACACATTCTCAACCTGAGATTCGTGATGCTGTTATTTCCAGAGTTGGTAATTCATTTAAAGTTATGTATATTTGTTCTATTTGTTTAACCTCGTGGAAATAAAAAAAACTGTTTTAATATATTTAAAGAGCATTTTTTTATAATTTCTTTGAAATTATAAAAAAAACTGAAAAATAAAATATAAACATTATAAAAATAAACATTATAATATTATATTAGATGTCTAAGGCTAAAACTGTAAAGAAATCAAAGGATGTAGAAGATGATATATATGATGAAGATTTATCATCAGATGAAAGTGACAATGATGTTGATATAGATGAACTTGAAGATGATAAAGAAAGTGTTGTTGAAGAAACATCTGATGTAGAAACTTTAAAAGATGAATCAGATGACGAAGAACCTTTAAAAAATATTGATGAAGAAAACGATGATGGAAATGATGATGAAACATGTCTGTATAAAATTAAAAACAAAAAACAAAAAATTCTTGAAACTGATGATTTAGATGATGGTTTATTTGAGAATGATAAATTAGTTTTAACAAAAAGAATTGTCAAACCAGAAGAAAGAATTACTAAACCAATTCTATTTAAATATGAACGTGTTCGTATTTTATCAGAAAGACGGCAACAATTAATTTATGGTGCTAAACCAATGGTTAGAGTTCCAAAAAATATTGCTGAAAAAGAAATTGCTGATTTAGAATTAAAAGCCAAAGTTATACCTTTTATTATTTCCAGAACGCTACCAAATGGTGATACTGAACACTGGAGATTAGATGAACTTGAAATCATCAATTAATTTTTTTATTTTTCTAATAAATAAAAAAATTTCAAATCTTAATAATTTCCAAGATTGGACAAACTACTGGAACTAATTCATCATTATTATAATCAGTATGATAATATATTTTTTTAACTCCACAAGCTGCTAATAATTTTGCACATTGTAAACATGGATAATGTGTAATATAAGCAGTTGCTTCATTCAATGAAATTCCTGTATTTGCTCCATAACAAATTGCATTTTGTTCAGCGTGTATTGTTGCCATCTCATGAGGTTTTCCTAAACTATCTAGACGAAGAACACTATCATGATCTAATCCAGCCAACCATCCATTATATCCTGTACTGATAATTCTGTTATTCCTAACTAGAACACAACCAACATGTAATCTATGGCATGGTGATCGACTCGATGTTAATAATGCTAAACTCATAAAATATTTTTCCCAATTTACTCTTTCTGTATTCCCATGTTCATTGATAATTTGATTTACACGTTCTATCATATCAACTGGTGATTCTGTTTTAATTTCCATTTTTACTGCCATTTTATTTATCTAATACTTAATTATTAATAATAAATATTAATAATTCATTTTTTTTTCATTTTTTGAAATCTTCATCACTATATAAATATTTTAGTAATTGAAATCCTCCTGTAATTTTAATTCTTTCAGAAGTTGTTTCTTTTTGTAAATCTTTTACTTTTACCCATCTTTTTTTACCATCAATATGATCAACAACTTCACATTCTTCTTTTTCTAATTTTCCTTTAATTTGGATAATTTGATAACCAGTTATACTCATCTTAATTAATTATATTATTTTTTAAATAATAAAAAAACGCCTTATTCTGATTTTGCTTTCTTGGTAAATCTTCTTTTTGGAGGTTTCCAATTTGCTACTAATTCTTTTACTGTTTCTATTGTTAATTTTGCTAAATCAGTATCCTTTGGTAATTTAACATTAATTGATTTCTTGGATGCAAATGTTACTTTAATATATTGTCCATATGGTCCATTAAGAACTTGATATATTGTTTTATCATCTATATGTTTCCATAATGTTTTAGCCGCTTTTTCTTTTATCGCATTAATGGCTTCTTCTTGCGTTAATTCGTTTTTATCTCCAACACTAACTTTTTCATTTCCATAAATTAAGTAAAATCCAAATTTACCCTTCTGTAATAAAATCTCTATTTCATTATATTTCCCTAAATTCTTCGGATATTCAAATAGTTTTAATACATCTTTTACTGTTATATTTTCCATCGTTAATGGTTTTTGGATTGGTGCTTTAATGGTTTTTTTTCCTTGTTTCATTTTGACATATGGTCCGAATTTTCCAACAGACGCAATTATTTCTTCACCAGTTTCCGGATGTTTTCCAATTACTTTCTGTTTGTCTTTCATTAATTCTTTAATATTGGAAGAAACTTTTTCAACAACTGGATGGAAATCATCGTAAAATGTTTTCATAACACTTAACCATTTGGTTTTTCCTTCTGCAATATCATCTAGTTTTTCCTCCATTTCTGATGTAAATTGATAATTCATCATTTTTGGAAAATATTTAACTAAAAATTCATTAACCATCATTCCTAAATCGGTTGGAACAAATTTTTGTGTTTCTTTTCCAAACATAATTTTTTCTTTAGTTGTATTTATCTTTTTATCATTATTTAACGTTAAAGTTATCACTTCTTTTTCAATACCATCAACATCTTGCTTAACAATATATCCTCTTTCCTGTATTTTTGTAATAATACTCATTGTTGTGGCTGGTCTTCCAATATTTAAATTTTCTGGTTTAATTTTATTAACAAGTGTTCCATCATTATATCTTGATGGTGGTTTCTTGTATGTTTGCTTTCCAACAATATTTTCCATGTCTAATTTCGTTCCTATCTTTGGAACTTTTTTAATCATTGTTGTATTATTATCCATTTCATCAACATTATAAACTTTTAAAAATCCAGCAAATTCAATCGTTTCAGTTTTAGATCTGAATTCATGTTTTTTCATGTTGTCAATTCCAATATGAATTTGAATTTGTTTAATTTTTGCTGAAGACATCTGCGATGCTACTGAACGTTTCCAGATTAATGAATATAATCTAATTTCATCACTATTAATATTCTTTCCAGAAACTTCTGTTACATTAATATTTGTTGGTCTAATAGCTTCATGTGCTTCTTGTGTATTTTTACTTTTTGATTTATATTGTGTTTCTTTATGAAATTCTTTACCGTATTTTTTTTCAATGTAACTTCCAATATTTTTTAATGCTTCTACTGATAAATTAATTGCATCGGTTCTTAAATAAGTTATAAATCCAGCTTCGTATAAATGTTGTGCAGCATACATTGTTCTTTTTACATCTAAACCTAATTTATTTGCTCCTGCTTGTTGCATACTTGATGTGGAAAATGGTGGTAATGGATTTCTGGTTAATATTTTTTCATGAATATCGGAAATAGAAAATTTTGATTTAATAAATTTCTCCAACATTTCCTTTGCTTTTTCTAATGATATTATTTTAACAATTCCTTTTTCAGTTTCTTCTTCTGGTTCATCGTCATCATTATTAACTTTTTCATCATTATCATCTGATTTTCCAACATTGAATAAATTAGCATTTAAAATATCTTTCTCAAAATTAAATGTGCCTGATATTTTAAATATTGCTGTAATATCCTGTTTGAAAAAATCCTTAATTTCATTTTCTCTATCAATAATTAATCTTGCTACAACTGATTGTACTCTACCAGCAGATAAATGTAAAATGGAAAATAATTTCATCAAAATTGGAGAAACTTCATATCCAACAATTCTATCAAGAATTCTTCTTGTTTTTTGAGCATCAACTAATGTCATATCAATTTCGCGTGGTTTATCAAGTGCTGCCATAATTGCATCTTTAGTAATTTCTGTGTAAGAAACACGAATTGG